TCCACTCGACCACCTTGTGTGCGGCCCGTGTTGGTACGATGATGTCATCACCATACACGCGGACTTTCCGAGCAGCACGCGCAACATTCCAGTAAGTGGGTGCTTTTATCCCATCTAAGAGTGCCGATATCGCTAAGACAGCGAATACGATACTCTGAACTGGAAAAGTCGTCGCGTTACCCATACCGGCAAACTTTTCTAGATCTTGGCGGATTGAACCGTCAAAGATACCAGAGGAACGACAATAAAGAAGCCCTTCCAACAGGAGGGGTCTCTCCTTCAGCACTCGGCTTACTAACTTTACAGTTAGCAAATCTGATGCTGATGAGAGATCTATTGTCGCCCATTCGTCGGTACGGGAACCTTCAAGAGCTAACTGTTGGTTTCGCTCTTGTCGATTCAGGTCAAGCGACCATCGCAATATGGGATCTTCTTTGATATGATCTCGAAGAACCCTATTGTACCCCTGTTGAACAAACTGTTTCCAACAGGGTTCGATGGTGATAGTGCGCCGAGAACGTGAGTTCTTAGGCACACTAACAAGCTTGGCATGGCTACTCGGAGGGACGTTGTCGATCGCTTCATGAGCATGGCCCGACAGGTACGAAAACCAGTCGAAGCCATAGTCCATGAGCGGCCCAAGAGAAGCCGCAACTCCGGACCACTTCTGATTCGGAGTAAACGATTCTACAACGCTACCGGGGCCGTGTCTGCATAGTATCTCCCGCTTATCGAAACTTTCGATATTTGGGAGTATATACCGACAGACACTATCAAGTATGTAGAGCTTTCGAGAGTCCAATAAGATGGGCTCTTTACATGCTTCTTCACACTTGATAAACTTCTTCTTGGCCAAATGATCAAGTCTTTCGACTTCATCATCGTCAAGCTGAAGTTTCTTATACAGCCTCAGAACCTCTCTTGCGAATTTAACGCAATTGAGATTTGGTGCTGGTAAGATAGTCCCAGTAATGATATCGAACACTTTACAGAGCAAACCCGAGAAAAGTCTCGGGAGCGCTCCCCCTCTGGTTTTCTTAAAGCCAGGCGGGCAGGTAAACTTGCCTTTGGAGAGGCCTTCGTCGAAGGCATCACATAAGGCAGGTAGGGCAACGGTTAGGAAGCCGTTGCCTTCGTGTCCGACTCTCGACTTGATCGTGATCAAATCACGATCAAACCCATTCACACCTGGCTCTAGCCTTGTGCATCCCTGCAGAAGACTAGAGAGGAGCACTAATGGACTTTTCATGGCACGCCTCTTGGCTGTGTCATTCCATGTCCACATTCTACCCGAAAGTAGATGAACTCCCCTTCCTGATAGATTTTCAAGAGGGGTTGTTCACTACCATTCGACGGCAGCTGGAAGTTGTCAGGTGTGTACGCGGAACAGGAGATCCTTCCTATCTGAACGGCGATCTTTCGATTGCCGATCAAAGTAGGAGAGGAAAGCCAGTCCGCGTGCAACACTTGCAAGGTCAAAGATAATACCAGGCCCGCCAACGTAGCGAACCAAGCAATCGTTGCCCATGGCTTGGGTAGCCTCTTTGCTACCACAGCCATATGCCGCGATATCTCGGAAATCGCGTCCGCAGACGGTACAGGCATATACTTTGTCCAGTTTCACTGGCCCAGACATGATATTTTCTCCTTGAGGGCATACCATGCCCAGGGGGGACTAGATCGCTCTAGTCAGTGACTTCAGCTTCAGGATTGAAGCTGAAGAAGTTTCGCCGTCGTCACCTCGCTGTCCTCGATGAAGTCCAGTAGGGCTTTCACGAGTGCGACGATTGTCGCATCCGTGAAGCCGAAATCTGGACGGCTAATCGACAGTGACACGCTGGCTTCCTTGGCCTGCGTGAGGCCGCTGTAGGGATTCACCGCATCCACCTTTTGCGTCAACTTGACGTAATGGCGAGTGAGGTTCTTCCCCGGAGTATGGTTGATCATGGTGGCGTAACCATTGCCACCCGTGTCGACCATCTCCGAACCGTAACCATCAAATCGTGTTTTCGAAAACACGAGTTGGGGTGTCGGCGCACGAGCGACTATGGTGATAGGATCGGGTAAAGACATGGACGGCTCCTTGGTAGACTTAGCTTTCGCTAAGTCTGTGGTTGTGACCTATCGCAGTTAGCGCTAGGTCTTGGTGAAGCCGGAGCGACGTGCTAATATCGCTCCGACAATTGACTGCTGGTACGTCGACAAAGTCGTCGGTTCCAGCAGAGCCTTCACACCCACGACTTCAGTAATGTTCTTGCGAACATTGGCAACATAGGACAACTCGGCTACCCAAGTTCTCTTTACAAGGGGAAACGATGTTGTCGTTTTGTTGACACCAACAGATCCACTGATCGTGCTGGTAATGAAGTCATTATGGGTACTCGTTCCCTCAGTAACCACGCGACCTTTAGTAACGCAGGTCGCAAGGCCCCAGTTGACTAGCGAACGATCTGTGTTTATCACGTCAATCATCTCGACGTAATTACCCAGACCGGTAAACCAGTCAACCAGCCAAGTCCACGGTATCAAGTTATAGATATCCGTGGGCGTGAGACTGAGTCCTATCTTACGACGGAAAAGATCGCCGCGTAATTTAGGAACACCTACCTCGGGAAAATCGAATATCACACTCAGCACGAGTCTGATTTCGTGTTCTCTCGTATGGCGCGTGCCGACTCCACCGATTACATCGTTGAAGTCGCTCGTTCCCATAGCGGTAGGGTTGAACGTGAACCCAGGAGTCGTTGTTCCATCTCCAAGGAACTTCTTCTTGGAGCGGAGCACTGTTGGCCTGCCCCGTCGAGATATCAAGAAGTTAACTCGCTTCAAGATTCTCTCGGGTGCAGTCAACAGACCCTCGATGTCCTTATACGTCTGTCTCCATGCAAACCAGAAAGCAAGCCACTGATCAGGGACTTGCTGTGGGAGTCTCGCACGCACGATTGCGTCGAAGACTCCACTGGGCATAGATGCAGCCGCACCTCGAAGGGTATACAGCGTAGACGCCAACTTGGCGATCGTACGAGGCATATCCCTCAACTCGATGGCGTTCCTTGAAATAGAGTAAGTACGAGAACTTGGTAGCAAACTTGCTATCATGCCAGGTAACTTTGCAGTTAACTGGTTTGTAGTCCTCGTAATTGCCTCACTCCTCAATGACGCCATATCGGACGTCGAGAATATCGCATGCCCGCCTTCGGTCTGAACATGTCCACGACGTTGAGTGTCCTGGGTAGAAACCATCCCAGGGCACGCGGCATTGTACACGAAAGACTTGGCGGAATAGACATAGTGGGCGCTACGGTCCGGAATAGCGAGGGAGAAAGAAAGTTTCTCAAACCCTCCCATATCCGAACCCATACGCCGTGTACGCCGGGTTGTATCCTTACGAGTCGTCACGTGAGGTGGCATCGTTGAGAGGCCACTGTTACCTGACGTCGCCGTCTGGGTATCATCCGGAGGGTACCACGTACAGTACCGGAGATCTACAGTCGTACCATGGTATTCAGTGGTGCGACTCCAGAAAAGCCGCCTTAAATCTAAGGCAGACTTCCGTGTACGTGTCACCGTTCTATTAACGGGAGTGATTCGGTCATCGCCGAGCAGAAACTTCTCTCTAGGGTCGAACGTAAGTGCGAACGACCTTAGGAGGGAGTACGGCAAGACGGTGAACGCGAGTCGCTCCATCCCGTAAGCATGCGAAACAGCGTACTTATATCGGATGTTGAACAACTGTTCAGCTTTCTCCCAGTCTGGATGGTCGCGAAACCAATCGCGATTCTCCTTCGGGGTGACCGACATAAGCGTGCTCTCCTTAAACAGTATCGCTCACGCGATACCGGGGTGTGAATGGGCGAGAAAGTGTGTAAGGTACACACAGTGGCACCCG